TTATTCAATACGTGTTTAGTTGCCATACATGACACCGGCGAGACCCTTCGAGACCTTGAGGACGTTCCAGTTCACCGCGTACATCCTGTGGAGGGAGTTGCCACCGGTCGGGGACGTGACGTTGATCTTCATCGTGTCGATCCTGGAGGCGTTGATGCTTCCGGACGGTTGCGCCGAGTTCAACTTGGCGGCGAACGACCAGGTGTACACCGGGACGTTGTCGAGTTCGTTATCCGGGAGCACGCTGCAGTGCATTTGAGGCACGATGGTGTGGTGGTAGACGTTGGACATGTTCTCCGTGTGCGCGACGCCGTTGACGTAGAGGGTCGCCTTGTCGAAGTTGTACTCGGTCGCCCAGTTGGAGTCCGTGCTCTTGCCGTTCACCAAGTGGAAGGCGCGGCACGGGTGGTTGAAGTAGGTGAGGTCGAACTCCGTGTCCGTGCTCTCGGCGAGTTGGTACTGGGTCTGCGTGATGAGGAGTTGGTGTTCGTTTTCGGTGAAGAACTGTCTCTCGGCTGAGTCGAGGAAGATGAATTGACCGTACACTTTCGGGGTGGTCACCGGGGTGAATCCATCTCGGCACTTGATTTTAATTTCCACGGAGTGGTACTGCATAGCCACCAATGGAAGGGCGCGAGTCAAATCACCGTTTCCGAAAAAGAACGGGATGAAATAGTGGTCCCCGGTGGTCGCGCTGTACGCCCCGATGGAGTTATTTTTAACGGCAGAAGTCGTCACGGCACCGGAAGCCTTCGCCTGGTCTGTGTTGTACAACACGTTGTGCACGCCTTGGATAAAGAGCGTGTCGAGGACGCAGACTTGTTGACCACCGATCCAGAGGCTGAACTCGGTCGGGTTCGCCGCTGTGGACCCGTGCAATCCGGTGGCGCTCGGGGAAGACGCGGTGTCCGCTGTGGCGATACCAGGCGCTTCGATCCACACGTAGGAGAGGAGGTCCCCCTTGCTCACGATCGGGATCGTGATTTCGTTGTTCGCGGCGAAGGTTCCGATATAGTCGAGACGCTCTGGCTTCATACTGAACGGCGTGTGTCGCTTGAAGTTTTGTCTCCAGAACGAGATCTCGGGTTGACCCGTGAGGTGCGTGTCAGCCACGCCCCGGCTCACGAGTTCGATCAATGCTCCACTCATAATTATTACTATACTGACATAAAAATTTTAAGCGTAGTTTCGACATGGGGATTGATTTCCAAGCCCTCACCTGGGAGGCAAAAGATGATGAAGACGGATACGGTTACTTTATCTCCATCATCGGTAAAACCGGGGACGGGCGGTCGGTGTGCGTGACGACGTCCTACAATCCTTACTTTTTCATTCGTCTTCCTGATAATTTCTCGTCGACGAAGACGGAGTTGTTTCAGATCATCGAGAAGAAGTACCCGGGGTACGTGGTCAGTCACGAGACGGTGAAGAGAAAATGTCTTTGGGGATTTCAAAATAACGAGGAAAATAATTTCGTGAGATTGGAATTTAAAAATTTAGAATCCAAAAAGAGGTTGGATTATTTTTTCCGAAGACCGGTGTACATGAGCCGAGGACCGACGATGTTCAAGGTGTACGAGGCGAACCTCGATCCTCTCCTGCGTTTCATGCACGACACCGGGATCAAATCCGCTGGGTGGCTCAACACCGGCGACCACTGCGTGCGAGCCCACCGCGCGGATGTGGACGTCGATCTGTTTTGCAACGACTGGTCGTCGCTGACCCCGGTAGACAAGGACGACGTCGCCCCGTTCGTCGTCGCCTCCGTGGACATCGAGTGCAACTCGTCCACTGGAAAGTTCCCGTCCCCGAGGGTTCCGGGCGACGCCTGTTTTCAGATCGCCATCACCCTGTGTCACCTGGGGAGCGAGGAGCCTTACCGGAAGACGTGTCTGTGTTACAAGGAGACCGACCCCGACCCGGACTCCGGTGACATCGTGTGGTACCCCACGGAGAAGGAGATGTTGGAGGCGTTCACGGCGTACGTCCACGAGCACAACGTAGACATCATCACCGGGTGGAACATTTTCGGTTTCGATCTCCAGTATCTCTACCGGAGAGCGGTGCACACCGGGGCGAGAAAGTTCATGTTCCTCGGTCGCCTCAAAGGGGTCATGTCCAGTTTGCAAGAAAAGATTCTCTCCTCGAGCGCCCTCGGGGACAACAAACTTTTGCTTTTACCCATGCCCGGAAGATTTGTCTTCGATCTCTTCCAGGAGGTGAAGAAAGGATACAAGTTGGACAGTTATTCCCTGAACAGCGTGAGTAAGTTGTACTTGGGGGACGAAAAGATCGACATGTCCCCGAAGGAGATGTTTGCGCGTTACCGGGAAGGTGACCCACACAAGCTCATGGAGGTGGCGCGGTACTGCATCAAGGACACCCTCCTTCCCCACCGGTTGCTCAAGCGTCTGTGCACCCTTCTCAACCTGTTGGAGATGGCGAACGCCACGTGGGTGCCATTGGATTTCCTCGTCACCCGGGGACAACAAATAAAAGTTTTCTCCCAGTTGGCGAAGAAGGCGAAGGAGTTGGGGTTCATGGTGCCCACGATTTACAAGGACTACAAAACGGAGAAGGTGTACTTTGGGAAGGAACAGATAAAAATTCCGGAGGGGTACGTGGGTGCGACCGTGTTGGATGCCCAGAAGGGTGCGTACTACTCTCCCATCACCGCGTTGGATTTCGCCTCCTTGTATCCGAGCATCATGATGGCACACAATCTGTGTTACTCCACACTCGTCAAAGATCCAAAGTACGGGAACATCCCCGGCATCACCTACGAGGAGTTCGAGGTGGGTGGGGAGACGTACAAGTTTGCCCAAGACGTGCCATCCCTCCTTCCTTCGATCTTGAACGAACTCAAGGCTTTCCGTAAAAAAGCGAAGAAGGACATGGCGAGTGCTACCGGATTCATGAAAGAGATCTACAACGGCAAGCAGTTGGCGTACAAGATAAGCATGAACAGCATGTACGGTTTCACCGGGGTGAAATCGGGGATGCTTCCGTGTTCGGAGATCGCGTCGACGACGACCGCGAAGGGTCGGAGCATGATCGAAGAGACGAAGACGTACGTCGAGAAGCACTTTCCAGGCGCGATCGTGAGGTACGGAGATACGGACTCCGTGATGGTCGAGTTTGACTGCGAGGGGCGCACCGGGATGGACGCCATCAAGTACAGTTGGGATCTCGGAGAGCGCGCGGCGGAGGAGTGCACGAAACTTTTCAAAAAACCGAACGACTTGGAACTCGAGAAAACGTACTACCCATACATTCTCTACAGTAAGAAGAGGTACGCCGCGAAACTGTGGACGAAAGGGAAGGATGGGGAGATGCACATGGATTACATCGACGTGAAAGGTTTGAGTCTGGTGCGCCGGGACAACACCCCACACGTCCGGGAGGTGTGCAAAGAACTTTTGGATCTCATCTTGGAATCGAACGACACCAAACCGGCGATCGAACTCGCTCGGGAGAGGGCTCTGGAACTTCTCACCGGAGACGTGCCCCACGAAAAGTTAATTTTATCCCAACAGTTGGGTGATCTAGAAAATTACAAGTCCCACAACATGTCCCACGTTCAGGTGCACTTAAAGATGGAAGAGAGAAAACCCGGAAGCGCCCCACAGAGTGGTGACCGGGTGCCCTACCTCCTCACGAAGACGGAAGCCGGTCACCGGGCGAAGGCGTTCGAAAAGGCGGAAGATCCAAAGTACGTCTTGGAAAATAAAATTCCGGTGGACTACCACTACTATTTCCTGAACAAGTTCTTGAAACCGGTGTCCGACCTCTTGGAGCCCCTCGTGAACGACGCCAAGGAGGAAATCTTCGGTGAGATCATCTCCCAGTACAAACCCCCGAGGGCGAAACCGGTTCGTAAATCCAAGGAAAAACAGACCACCCTGGATTCCATATTTAAAAATTACGAAACAACAATAAGTAAGTCTAATGGATCCTCAAATACCGAAAAAATTGATTGATGTTTTCGAGGACGAGGTCCAGAACCGGGTGCGTGGGGCGTGTGTGGAATTCGCGGAGAGGGTGTGCCGAGCGTACGGTCTGAACAAGATGGACGTCATGGCGATGATTCCGGACGTGCGAACCCTCTCCGGGGAGTCCAAGTGTAAGGGGATCACACAGATGGGTGCCGTGTGCACGCGAACGGGGCAGTTCGACGGGTACTGCAAGCTACACTTGTACCAGAGGGAACAGTCTCGACCGGTGCCGTTCATGCAGAGAAATTATTCCGAAGATCACAATCACGACATGTGTTTAGGTTACGTCCCCGGGTGTCCCGCGTGCGAGAAGGACACCCGAGACGGGTATAAAGATTTAGATGATATACTAGGTTAACCGAAAATGTCAACGAAATCAGATTTACTTTTTGCATCCATCAACCAGTTTTACAACGAGCCCACGAACCGTGACGCCTTGGTGAACGTGTTGAACAAAAAGAACGGCAGCCCGAGCCTCCGGTCGATCGAGTGGTTCATCACGAACTACGCGAAGAAGAACTTGACACACTACGAGACCCAAGACGGAAAGATCTTCACCGTGCACTGCGCATACAAAAATACCCTCAACGGTTTCTCGAAAAGGTTCTTCGATCCATTCTGTCGGTCGTCGAAGATCACGTACAAAATTCCGGGAACGGAGATGGAGATTCAAACCACTTTAGCGCAGTTGAACTTCATACGTTGGGTGATACGAAACAAAATTTTAGATTACATGGAGAACAATCGCTTCGTCTTGTTCAATAAGTCGTCTACGTAATTCGGCTCCCGCAGTTTCGTGGGACCCGGGTCGGGTTCGGCGATGAGGGACAAGGCTTCTTCCTCCGTCATGGGTGCGTCCGGATCCGCCGTCACCTCCGAGATGTCCTGCGTGGACATTCTCAGTAGACCGTTTTCGATCACCATGACCACATACCCCGTGTAATATATGTTCAAAGAGTACGTCTCCGTGAGTCCACTCTCCAGCGTGCACTCCAAGGTTGTTTTGTTCCCCTGAAGTCGCGAAAAATCAAGGCTTCCCGATGGTTCCACCACGAGCGGATTCATCGAGAAACTCATCGTGTAAATGTTTCGAGTGGGACGGGACAGTTTCTTTTGGAACGGCACCAAGTATTTGAAGAAAGTGTGGTCCGTGGACGTCGTGTTCGGCAACCGGTTGCCTTTGATGTAAAAGCTCGCGTCCTTCATCACCGGCACGAAGAAGGTGTTCAACTCGTCGAAGTCGTCTGCACTCGAAAAGTTGTACCGGTTGTGGCAGAAAAATTTGCCTTCGTCCGTCTCCCCCACCTCCTTGATTATCTCCTCCTGTTCGAACCTCTTGTCCCGGAAGAACCAGTGCACCGCTTTCACCGGAATGTTTGGGACGAGTTGTTGGGTCACCGTGACGTCACCGGGGATCGTTTCCGTCACCGGATGTTTCCGGACGATGTCCGTGATGAACACTTGTTTCTGTTTGGTCAGGTACAATCGCTCTTCGTTCGTCAAGGTGATCTCCTCGGTGATGATGTGGAACTCCGGTAACCCCACCGTTTGGCTTTCGGCGTCACAGAAGAATTGTTGTTTGAAAAACTCAAACTCGAAGACAATCTTTTGTTTGAAGCACGCACACAGGGGAAAGTACGGGCGGTTCGGGTTGTTCCCACTGTACTCGTCCGCGGCGTATTTCCTGCTGAAGAAAAAGTTGATGGGGATGAGGATTTCTGACTCGTAGGCGCTGATCACGTCGTTCTCGTTCAGTTCCGTGGAATCGAAGGCGAGGGACCGGTTGACGAGGAACCTGTTCGCGACTTTTTCAGACGTCTCGAGGTACAACTCGTCGTTGAGGATTCCCCAGTCCGCGTGAAATTCTTCCAAGACGGTCTCGTCGATTCTCATCGTCGCTTTTTTCACGATGTGTCTCCCGATTTGGTCTGTGTAGTTCTTCCCTCCGGTGAGACCCGGAAGCGTGATGCTGAGCCACATGTTGCTCAAGAGGTCTCCCCTGTCTTGAGGTCTGAACTCGACCTTGATCGTCTCTCCGAAAGGCCACGAGTCTTTGCTTCCCGGTGACTTTACTTTGGTACTCCGGTGATACTTTGAAAAGTTTGAATGCCTCTGGCTCTCGTAGAAAAACATCCCATCCTCTGGTTTCTTGGACAGAAGGTCTTCATCCTGCATGCCAATCGCGTTCAGACAAATTTTTGCCCCGGCGCCTCCAGACATATCTAATGTGAGACTACAAAAAAATATTTACTTAATTTAACAAGAATGGTGCAGACCAGAAGTAAATGCCCACCCGAGCTTAAGCGTCTCGGTAAGTGCCAGGAAAAAGTCAAAGCCAAGCCAAAGCCGAAGACCACGAAGAAGAAGAACAATACGTCTACCAAGGACGGCAAGTGCATGCGCGTCATGTCTTCGTGCACGAAGATGGTCCAACTCGACCGGAAATTATCCGCCTTGCAAAGAAAGTACGTCAAGTTGACGGAAGATTTCGATGAGATGGTCCTTCCGAAGTCGTCGCTTCGAAACAGCATGGCACAGCAATTCAGGAAGCGCGCCGCGATGCTTCACGAGATGTCCAAGTTAAACACGGAGGTGAAGCGCCTTGAACTGGAATACGATGCGGTGAAGAAGACGTGTTACGGAGGAAACCCGAAGGGTAACTTGTGTCAGAATTACACGAACGAAAACTACAACCGCAATCTACGAAACGAGCGAATGTCCAAATTGCGTTCGACCATCCGAAACAAGATCAACCGCCTCGATAACCCGGTGACGAAAAAGGCGTACCAAAAGGCGCTCAAGAAAGCGGTGAACGCCAACCTCGACTGGCTAAACGTGGAGGTGGAGGCAAACTTGACTGTACAAAAGAACAATTTGAGGTAATTACAAACACTCCAACCAAAGTTCCCTCGGAGTCTTCGAACTGAGTTCGTTGAATTCCCGGTTCGCCTCCTGCGTTTGTTGCACGAGGGACTCGATCGCTTCTTCCGTGTACTGCCACGTCTTGATGTCGAGGAGGTACGCGTACGAGTCCTCCACCTTTGGAAAGTGTTGGGCGATCTCCGCCTCCAAGTCTTGCCTCTTTCTTTTGAAAACTTTTAGTTGATCGTTCACCACCGCCCACACGAACTGTGCCTTGTGGCTGCACACGGTGGCTCGCTCCCTCAATTTTTCCAAGAGATGTTTTTTCCTCTTTTCGAAATATTGCATCCGGATGTCTACGTAGTCGTACAAGATTTCTTCCGGGGTTTCATATTTTTTTATTCCCGTCACCGGGTGGAACAGGTGCATGTTGGATGTCTTGTAAGTTTCCGAGAGTTTGAAATCCTTCACCGGATCGTTACCGGAGTATCCCACGATTTTGAAATCAACTTTTTCCGTGGTCGAGTTGTTGACATAGTTTGTGATGGTCTTGTCTTCCAAGAGTTTGTCCAGGTGTTCCTTGAAATCTTGGGTCCACCTCCCCGGTGGCAGTTCGGTGACGTGACCACCGGAGTACGTCCCGGTGGCGACCCACGTGTGTTCGTCCTGTCTGGTCACCGTGCCGGTGAAGTCCTTGAACCACGGTTTCAAACAATTTTTCACGTGTTCTCCGTGAATTACTTTTTGTTTGATTACGTTTCGAAGATCTTTCGGATTGAAGGGTGGGATGCTCGAAGAAAATCCGGTGCCGATGCCTTTGGTGCCGTTGACCAACACCATGGGAAGGGTTGGCACAAAGTATTCGGGTTCCACCAATTTCCCATCGTCTTCCAGGTAGTTGAGGATGGCGTCATCCCTCGGATCGAATATTTTTCTCGTCTCCGGAGACAGTTTGGTGAAGATGTACCTCGGTTGGGAGGCGTCCTTGCCACCCATGATCCGTGTCCCGAACTGACCGCACGGCACGAGCACGTTGATGTTGTTGCTTCCGGTGAAATCCTGTGCCAACTTGACGATGGTCTCCGCCAGGGACACCTCCCCGTGGTGGTACGCCGTCTTCTCAGACACGTACGACGCGAGTTGCGCCACCTTCATTTCTTGCGTCAGGTTCCGTGCGAAGCACGCGTGAAGGACTTTCCGCTGGGATGGCTTGAGACCGTCCGCCACGTGGGCGATGCTTCGCTTCAGATCGGCTATGGAAAAGTTTACCAAATCCCGGTGCACGAAATCGGAGATTGAAATTTTTTGAACGTTTCCGTAGTCGATGGTGTCGTCTCCTTTTTTTGTTTTTTCTTGGATCATGACTTTTCGATCGTCCGCCAATTTTTTATCAAATGCGAGTCTCATGGACTTGTCCGTGTCCGGGTCCACGTCGAAGCCCACGGTCAGTCGTTGAATGTCCTTGAAGTATTCCCTCGCCTCGACACTGGTGGATGTACCCAAACCTTTGTAGTATTTGATTTTAAAATTTTTTGTGTCCACCCCGGAGGACCATTGTCGAAAAGATTCCAAGGTGTAGAAATCAAATTTATTTTTCCCCGATGTCGCCTTGACCACGGGAGTGATCATGCTCACGACGAAATTTAATCCCAAGAGGGATGGCCACATGCTGTGTATGAGATTGAGGATCAAACCTTTGATGTGTGTCCCGTCGTCGTCGGCGTCAGTCATGATCATGAGTTTTCCATATCTCAATTCACTGAGGGAGGAGTAATGTTTTCCTTGTTGGAGTCCCAAAATTTTTTTTATGTTTTGAAACTCGGCGTTGCCACTGAGTTGGTTCACGGACGCGTCCCGAACGTTGAGGACTTTTCCCCGGAGTGGGAAGACCCCGTAGTAGTCTCTCCCGACCACACTGAGACCGGCGATGGCGAGGGACTTGGCGGAGTCACCCTCCGTGAGGATGAGGGTACATTTCTGTGACTGCGCGGTGCCAGCCTTGTTGGCGTCGTCCAGTTTTGGTATACCTGTGATCCGAGATTTCCTCGCGGCGCCGTCCGTCTTCGCCAGTTGTTTCATCTCTTTGAACTTGGACAAGGAGAGAAGTTCATCTTGGATGCCAGTCTTGAGAACATTTTTGAAAAAAGTTTTGGTCGGAGGTTCAAACTTTGATCCGAAGGATACCGGTTTGGAGGTGCACTCATTTTTTATCTGCGACGAGAAGGTTGGATTTTCCAAAGTCGCCCGAACGAAGAGCATGAAAGTATTTTTCACCTGTCCGGCGGTCAACTTTATTTTACTCTTCATCTCCTCGATGAGACCTTGGGCGATGAGGTTCGCCACGGCGTCCACGTGGGTGCCACCCTTCGTGGTGCAGATCCCGTTGACAAAACTCACCTGGTTGAATCCTTCCGGGCTCGCCCCGATGCACACCGCCCACCGATCGGTCTCGGCGTAGCACGTGTTTTCGAGACCGTGCATCTTGGCGTACGCCTCGAGGTTCATCCGGGGGAGGGCTTCTCCGTCGAACTTCACCTTACATTTGGGTGACGTGCACACGTTGGCGTCCCAGACCCTCTTCTCGATCAGTTTGAAAAAGTCTCGATCCATGCCACGCATACCAAATTTTTGCCAATCCGGTGTGAAAGTCACGGACACCAAAGAAGTGTTTCCGGAGTAAGATTTTAAATTTGGTTTCCCACAATTTTTCATGTTCCCATTCCAACATTGAGAATAAATTTTTTTGTTCACCGGATCTTTAATTTTGATTTTAAATTCCGTGGAGTACACGTTAGTCAATTTTGCCCCGTACCCGTTCCTCCCCCCGACGATCCGTGTCTTGGTGTCGTCGTAGTTGGTGCTCGTGAGGAGGTGTCCGAAGACGAGTTCCGGGTTGTACACCCCCTCCTTGTCGTGCATTTCCACGGCGATCCCACCGAGGGGACCGTTGTTTTCCACACACACTTCCCCATCCCCGGTGACGCTCACTAAGATCGTGGTCACCTCCGTGGGGTGCTCGGAGTTTCGATCGACCGCGTTGACCAAGATCTCGTCGAAGATCTTCAACAGTGCCGGGCAGTAGGTGATCAGACGCCTCTCGAATTTACCATCACCGAGGACCCAGAGTTCTTCCGCCGTCTTGTCCACGCTTCCGACGTAACTGTCCGGTCGCTTGAGGATGTGTTCGACGTGACTTAACTTTTGAACTTTTTCAGACATTTCGTGTCGAGAAGTGGGGATTACAAATCTGGTAGGTTTTCGCAACCCAATTCTACCGCGTGGCGAAGGGCGAGATACTGGTCACACATACATTCATCACTGTGGTTTTCATCTCTTACCAACTCACAGTAATCGCACATAGATGTGCCGTCTTCTTCGTAAGGCAAATAGTCTTCTTCGCGCAACAACTGGGCAACCAGCACGCGGGTGGGCACGTCCATATCTTTGATCAGTTGTTTCGCATCTTTTTTTCGTTGGACCATGTAGTCGTGATCGATCATGCAGAAAGCCTTCGCCATGGATTTGTTGACCGGCTTCGACAAGGCGTGCAGTTCTTTCGTTCGTGCTTCTTTGCGCTTTTCCACGATCTCCTCAAAGTCCAACAGATCTTCGAGTCTTTGGCACCCACCGGTGTCGATGAACTCGTCCATGAGTTCGAGGATACTTTTCCCCACGCCTTTCACGTCTTTGTAGCCTTCACTCGACTCCAAGAAAGTCTTCTTCGTGAGATCGGCAAACTTTTCAAGATTGTCCGAAGCAACCTTGAACGACTTCGCGCGTCCGGCGTCTCCTTGTTCATCGTACGCGTCTGAGAGATCTGTGAGGATCGAGAGAAACTCTTTCAATTTTTTCTTCTTCGGGGGCATCTTTCGCGAGTCGTGTAGTGAGGTGATCCCCACACAGATCGACGTGATCATGGGGAAGAAGGGTAAGAGAAGCATCAAGCAAAAGAAGAAGGAGGAAAGAATCAACACTGACATGAAGTATCTCTTCACCTCGATGTCCCAAAAGAGCGATCCGGACGTGACGTCGAAGATGATCGAAGATCTGGAAACCTTCGAGTCCCTCTTTAAGTTGACCAACTTTGACTTTAAGGACAGCGAGCAAAAGTACCTCGCGTGGATGATCTCCGAGAGCAACAAGTTTCGTCGCATCGACATGCACGTCAACCTCTTCGGTAAACTCCCGTCGAAGAGCGTGCTCATGGAGACCTTCGCCGAGGAGGGACGCCCGATCCACACCAACGAACAGTACGATGAGGCACTCGAGTACTACCCGGTGACGAACGAGACAATCTTATCGAAGGGACACGAGTGGTGTGGACTCTTCGTGCACGATCGAGAGACCGACGACCGCGTGGGTTTCATCATCTACCGCCTCAAGTACGCCGGCGATCTCCCTCTGTGTCACATAGAGCACATGTGCGTCCACAAAGATTTTCAAGGTCGTCGATACGGATCCGCGATGATGATTCGCATGGATTTTTTCTTGAAATTCTTTCTTCTCCACCGGAGTGACATCGTGGTTTCCGTGAGGGCGACTAAAAACACGGAGGGTTTTTGGAGGGACCGACACTTTCGCCTTCCGGAAGAATTCGACGAGTTCCCGGTCGACTTTACCGATCAAGATATTTTCGAAATCAACGGCGAGGTGCTTCTGTGCAGGTACGCCGACCCGTACATAAAGGCTAGATTCAATTAGAATGTAAGACCAAAAGCGATGGAACATTTCAAATCAATTCTCACCGCGAATAATTACTCCCCCGCCACCATTGACCGATACGTCCGTCGACTCCGGGATAGCGGGGTGAACCTCCGGAACCGTCAGTCCGTGCGCTACGCCCTCTCTCACGACGCCAAGCTCGAGGACAACAGCGGAGAGACCTACCGCGCCTTCTTGGCGTACGATCGTTTCCTTCACAACGAAAAACTCCCGGGTGGGCACGTCAAGAGCGAGCACACGGGGGTGACTGTCCGCGATGCGTGTCTGAAGCAGAAGACTGCCCTCGACGTCATGAAAGTCTGGTGGCTCTGTTACAACAAGGGGTACACACCGAACACGGCGATGGCGTACGTCAACTTTTCGAAGAAATCCATCGTGCACGACAACCACCGCAACGTGTACCGGGCTATGATGGCTCTCAAGGACTTCGACACGAATCAAGTGGACGTCATCGATAGACACGTCATGGACTACCTGGCGTCCTTCAGAATGTAATAAAATTCTACGTCTACTTTAAATGTACTTGTACTTGATTGTCGCGTGCTTCATCGCCCTCATGGTATCCTCCAACTACCGGAGGGGCAAGGCGAGCAACTACGAGACGTTGATCCGACAGTCTGCCCGGTACGCTACTGCCGCTCAGCAGGACGCCAGTCCCCTCGTCGCCGTGCTCCACGCCAACTACGCGGCGGCGTACTTCTACGCCCTGAAGGACATCGCGAGCGAGAGTGAGATCCATAACGCCACCGGGATCGACGTGAAAAAATTCAGAGAACACATTACAAATGTTCAAGATTTAGTTTCGAAAAGGGTGACTGACGCGTGCCCGGAGTTCTCAGGACACGTGGATTTGTATTTGGCAACCATCGGTGGGGAGGCATAAAAACATCCGGCGTAATTAGATTAAGTACTGAAAAATGGAGGTCGTGAAGGACCAAGATTACGAGAGGTGCATAAAGAGCGCGTGTGATTTTTACAAGAGGGACACACCGGATGCGCGATGTGTGAGGTACGCGGAAGCCACGTGGCGCATCAGGCGACGGTACGAGGAGTACCACTCGAGGCGACAGAACAAGTGTATAAAAGTGATTAGCAAAAAGAAAATGTAGTTATTATAATAGTTATGTTCCTCGATCAAGAAAACCTCCGCCCGGTCATCGTCGCGATGGCTCTCTACATCGTCCTCGCCTCCTTTCTCCCGAAGCTCTTGAAGAAGCCCACCGGGATCAAGGCTTTGGATGACTTGGTGATGATGCTCATCGCCCAGCGCGGTCAGATGATGAGTGGTACTATTTTGATTGGTATCATTGTTCTCGCGACCAACTACATTGTTGAAGAGATGATGTAAACTCTTTCCGGACGTTTTCCCCGGAAACCATTTCTTGGGTGTGACTTCCATCCATGAATTTTAATTTTTTCTCATAGGCATCCGTCATGAATTTCAAAAGGTCATCAAACTTTGGATCCCCCCACTCCATGCCCTTTTGAAATAAAAAGTCATCCTTCTCGACGTACCCTTTGTCGCACCGGATCATGTATGGCGTCTTCACGTATTCCGTGGATCCCCCGTACCCGGTGGTGATCACGGGCTTGTTCCGGAGTGCGGCTTCCACGGCGCCCATGCCCACGCCCTCGCTCTTCGAGAAACTCACGTAGCAATCACCGAGGGTGTGGACGTCTTCCATCTCCTCCTCGCTCACGAGACCGTTGATCACCTTGACCCTCGGTATTTTGATTTCCACGTTCTTGTAGTGTGTGGCTTTCACTAACAGACGAGAGTCCGGTTTGTTCAGGCGAACGAAGGCTTCCAAGATTTTAGAAAACTGTTTCCTCCCATCGAAGACGTTTCCGATGTGATAAAAGGTGTACGGTTTCACCGGGGGTGGTATGTGTGCGTGTATCACGAAGAACTCATTCTCCGGAAACTGTCTCTGAAGGATCTTCCGGCAAAACTCGCTGGGCACGGCGACCCTTGGGAACTCTTTGCATATGAGTCCGTAGTCTTCGTGTACGGTCTCCGTCTCGCACACGGTCATGACGATGATCTTCTTGGCGACTTGCTTCAGGCGTTGACAAAACTCCGTGATTCCAGGGAAGGGGATCAGGAAGGCGAACAACTCATCGCACTCCGGTGGCAGTTCACGCAGGGCGTTGGTGATCTCGATGTACTTTGCCCCAGGGTACAACTTTGTGTACTTGTCACAGTGTTGTCCTATCCCACTCAACCGGGTGGGTCCGACGAACAACATCGTGTGGATCTATGAAGAGAATTATCTTCTCTTTTATGTAGTAAAAGAAGATGGACGCTCTCAGATCTGAAATTGCAGACGAGTTGACGAAGAAGAGTTTGGACAAGAACCGCATCATGGGTTTGTTCTCCAAGATGTTGGACGTCATCCAGACCCTCCCACAGGGCGGCGCCGGCGGTCGTGGACCGAAGGGTGAACCGGGTGCCAGAGGACCGGTGGGTCCGGCGGGTCCGGCGGGTCCGGCTGGCAAGTGTGAATGCAAGTGTGTCAGTGCGGCTGCTCCGGCTCCGGCTCCGGCTCCGGCTCCAGCGGCGGCTCCAGCGGCGGATGCTGTGAAGAAGACTGTTCGCAAGAAGAAGGTGGCTGCTGCGTAAGCATATCCCTCACCGTGTCGTACAGGATGGTCAACACCGCGAACTGATAAGCCAAAAATCCAACTAGGGTGTGTCCTTGGTTGAGTGTGTATTCCGGAAAATGGTGGTTCCACCACGTTTCAAAAACGGCAACCGTGACTGGCACGGTGATGTGTTTCTGAAACGAGTCCGCCGAATCTTCAATATTGTCCACGTGGTTGCACAGGAGGGAGAGGTAGGTGAAGGACGTGGCGACTCCCAACCCGGTGGCGATCCCAGCCATACTGGAACCTGTCACGGTGTTACACGCCACGAGACCGGAACCGGCGAGGAGGGTGTTCCTCTTCAACTTTTTTTTCAAAGTTTGATAATTTGTTGAACACTTGATTGTTGTGATCATTAAAATACTTCTAACATTTGTTTGAAAACTTTTCGTCGCATGTAATCTCCCGAAGATTCATGGGGTGCTCTCGTGGTGGATTTCATTTCCCGGATGCCTTTCACGTCGACTCCACTGTGCACGAACAACCGTGTCAGATGTAGGTGTGCCTGACTGAATGCTAACTGTATCAAAGTTCTTTGGTTCCATATGTACTTTGGTTTATTTTCTATGATCCACATCATGAACCCATAATTATTATCGATCACTGCCTGCTCTAAAATTTTTTGTGACACCGGTGGGTACATGTACTTTTCTAAAACCTTCATGCACCCGTAGGAATTTTCCGCCCGTCTGAGTGGATAGTGGTAGGTGTCGTCCCGGCAGGAGATATGGTTCACGATCTCCGTGTTCGACATCTTCGCGATCCCCTTGGGTTTGAACCGGAGGAGCCAGTCGAGGAGGTAGGACACTTTGTATTTCAACACAAACTCGAGGTGGGCGTTGTACGTCGCGTCGTCGAAATCGTAGATCACGGGGCACACGATCCCGAGAATATCCAGACACTCCGTGCGTGCTTCCCCCTCCTTGTCTAGATCTAGGGGTGCACCTGAAAAGATGGCTTCGAAGGCGCCCAGTCCGCAGTCGTCACACACGTCACCGATGACGACGCACGTGTTCGCAAAGTCTGGGAGTCGGGCGTAGTTTGCGTGATCGACGCGCTCTTCTCTTCGCGTGCAACACTCCATTTTTAGCGCGCGCGTATCTGCGGTTTTGATTACAATCTTATCTGTTGTTGTCTGAGCGATCTGCACCAATTACTATACATCATGTTATAATAGAAGATCCCGAAATGCATCTCCGGGGGGAGGATGACAGGCTGGAAGGGTGCCACCGGGTACGTTCGAACTGTCTCCGGTTTCACCGTTCGGATTGGCACAACCTTCGCCCGTGGCACACGAGGCTTCTCACCGTGTTCCGACGAAGACGAGTACCCGTCCACGGTCGTGACGGTGTCAAAGATACTCTTCCGGATCCTTTTGTTTTTCTCTTTCTTTTCCAGGCGTATAAAATATTTTTGCGCGTGCGACGCCACTTGTGTGGGTGTTCGCGTCGGGACGTAATTCTTTGATATGACCGCCCATCGACCTCTCCCAAGTTTTTTCACGCCTTCGATGAACTTGGCGTGTTCTTCGACGGTCCACGGATTGCTTCTGGATCTCACCATGAAGTGCTTGTGTGCCGTGTGCAGGAGTGACGACGAACGACTTAGAGATACGCCGCGAAATATTTACAAGAAAAAACCAATCATGAATTACAACCGAATTTGGATTTACCCATATGCCTTTTTAGTGTGCATTCCGGATTTATTATTTGACCTTTTGAGAATATCTCGAAATTTCGCGATAAATGTTTGGGAAGAGTCACAACTTATGATTTTGGAGGAGGATGCACTCGCCTCACTTTCAGACGCGGAGACGGACGCGGAGGACGAATCTTCGTCTGAGACGTACGATCCCGGTAGTGATAAGGAAGACTGAATGCTCTCGACACGGGACTTCCTCCTTGCTTTTTGTCAAGCGACGCAGCCTCTCGATCGCGACACGCGAGAGGTGATCTTCAAAAGACTTGCTCAAGATTCTCTCCCCCCGATTCCGGGTGCTCCGCTCAAAGGTCGCAGATCTCGCGATGTTTTGGGTGAACCTTCTTACCCCTCTGGAGGAGGACGAGGTGATCATCCAAATATTCACTTCGGTTATGAATCGCCTTAAAGTTTAAAGAATATATGAGCTTGTAATAAAATGCTGCGCGCTATAAATGAAATTTTTACCACTCGCCCTCCGGATGTAACAGTAAAAAAACGTCACGTCGAGACTGAAATCATAGAGGCAAAAAACGAATCCGGTGAAACCGTTTTTTTGGAGATGCCCGTTGAGAACCACGTCCGCGATCCGTGTCGCGGCAGAAACAGCCATGCACCGCGAACTGATGGAACTCAGCAACGTGATTTTTGAACACTCTTCGGAGATGTCCGACTCCACGTACGTTGAGATATGCGAAAAGATGACCAACTTATACCACCGGGTGCCAGCGATCCGAACGCCCCCTCCTGTGTACGGTTTGAACTACCACGATCCAACTATTTCTTCACGAGCGCTGTACAAGAGTATCGAGCTCGTGAACAAAAAGATACAATCCTTGACGGAGATACTGATGCGGCAAGACTGCACTCCGGTGAAAAACAAGGAGATCCGAGGCGAGATCCAATCTCTTCAGGAACACCGTGAAGTTTTGATGTCTATGATCGAGGATATGTGACTTTGCACCACCACTCGTTCAGCCCCGCGAACTCAAATCCCACGTGAATAAGTGCACCGGAAAGCACAAGTGCCGGCACCAAATCTAAACCAAATCTTAGCATTGTAAAGTAGAAAGCGACGTTCAACAACCCGATCACCGTTGCCTCGATCAAGATCGTGGATAAGTCTCTCATATATTTTTGGCGGGAAAATAATTTTTCACTAACGATTTAAATTTAAATTTTTGTACACTGACGTACCCTGGAACAAGATCGGGCGTCAAACACACGCGCGCGATCGCACGATGTTGACCGTGGACGAAGCTCGCGAATGTCGTACCGGTGACTTGATGACGGGTATCGTCCACGCTTGGTACGACCAGAAAGACAATGTCCCGGAGGGCGCGTGGGTGTCGTGTATGAACGCGATCGGTGAGATACGTTCGCGGGTCTCTCGGAAGGGACGATCGTGGGAGGAGACGATGGCTTGGTTTCACTTGAACCATCCGGTGAGCATCTTGAGCCCTGAGGACTTTGGGGACGAAGCCACTTCCGAGAGTGTTGAGGTGTCCGTGAGCAACCAGGAGAGAATCACGCCAGACCGTGATCACGGTGAGTATTCCACTTTGATCGAGCGCCTTCAGATGGATATGATCGCCACCGGGCGTTGGATCTTGTGGGTCCAAAAAGAATTGAAAAACATGAAAGAGATTCGAAGAATGTCCAAGCAACACAGACATCGGGCTATACACTACATCCGTGCCAAGGAGGGCATGCCGGACCCGATCCACACCTATGCTGATTTGCAGTCGCGCGTGTCCTACCTATCCGACGTAACTGAGAAAGAATTTTTCGACAAATACAAAGAATCATACAATCACAACTTGCGTCGCCGGAAATTTCGAGCTGAAAATTTCCTCAAGCACTTAGAGAATCATAATTCTCAATTAAGGGAAATGATCCTTAGATAAAACTAAGAGTGTAATAAGTAATAAGCAAAATGATGTACGTCGCTTGGGACACTGAAACCACCGGGAGACCTGGGAGTTACAAGCGTCCGACTCCAACGACCGTGCACAATTGGAACACGTGTCGACCGGTCTCCATCGCGGCGGTGCGTTTCAAAAATGGTTCGGAGTCGGAGAGTTTCTACCGGGTCATCAAGCCGGATGATTACTACGTCACGGAGGAGTCCACGAAGATCCACCGGATCACCCACGAGGAGGCTGTCCAGACTGGGATCCCTTGGAAGAATGCCTTTCAAGAGTTTGTTGAATTCGTCGGTGACTCTACGATGGTGGCACACAACAGTATCTTCGATGAGAACGTGGTTCACGCCGAACTCATCCGGAGGGGGATGGACACATCATTCATGAAGACCCACGATTTCATGTGCACCTACGATATGTACAAGAAGAAGAACTGCACCCGGAGGGGAAAACTTGAAAACGTGTACGAGGAGATCTTCGGGTACAAGTTCGACGCTGCCCACAATGCTTTGGCTGACGCTCGAGCATGTGGTGAGATATATCCTTCCCTCTTGAAGATTGATCGAACATTCAAAAAGTTGGGCATTGCCAAGATTGACATCAATGCTTCCAGTGTTTCTACCGGAATCTTGCTTGGTTGTCGAGATCCCAAGGAATTAATCCTCGAGCTTTGGTCAAAGTACAAACCGGGGACTCAACCCCAACTGACTCCTAAACAGGTGTATGAAAACGAGACGAAAGACAAACCTCATGTCCACAGAGTCATCAATGAGATTCAAAACATGGACGTGAGTTTGGATAGTAAGAAGGAATATGTCTCTACTGTTTTGAAAAATAATAACATCGAGACTCCGGAAGCGAAAGAGTACGCCGAGAGAACTGTCATCCTCTCCCATGCCGGTTCGAGCAACCAGTACAACAGTGGATACTACCGGCTGCACGTGTGTAACATCATGGGCACCAACTACGAGATCGTGGGACTACCTGGACAGGTGGTCAATGGTGAACTCATCTGCATCAAGAACCGGCAGAAGCACATGTTCAACGAGGTGAGGGAATACGAAGAGATCCAGTGTCAGGTGTACATGCAAATGTTGAACGTGAACATGTGTCGGTTGGTCGAGAGGTTTGATGGCAAGGAGCAACAACACACGATCCCCCGTGATATAGAGAGATACAACGATATTAGATCAAGACTCCAAAATTTCTGCGAACACCTCCACAGTTTGCTTAGTCAGTGATGACTCGATTTTGGACATCAACTTTACTCCATCCCTTGTAAGAGACTTTCAAAGAATATATTCAATCTCCGAACAATTATGTGTTGAGTACGCCGGTAGCACCCGGTGGGACGGATTTAAGTTCTCCCAGCCCACGTCCTGTACGGACGGCTTACAGCACAGGGTCAGTCCTTCTTTCTCTGATTTGAATCAATACATAGTCTACCACACCCATCCCATACCCTCGGATTTGGTTGGAAATTTTTTCACCTTACCGAGTGCGGACGATTGGAAGGTATACTTGGATTACTGTCCATACCTCCAGGTGAATGTTATCTGTGAAAGGCTTGGATACTTGATCGTGGACACTACCGGGATCGACTTGTGGAATAAACCGACCCCGGAAAACATCCTAAACTTGATGGGATACTTTGCCTGTGAGCACGATCTGAACCACTCTGTGCACTACCGTGAAAACGTGAGTTTCGACTACATCACGGACGTCACCATAGATGAATGGAAAGACACAATACGTAAATTATCTCACTTACTACAATTTCATTACAATATCAAAATTGATTGGTACACATACTCCGAGACGGCACCGGTGTCTTTAAGGGATAAGGATTCATTCATGATTCCGTAGATTTTTTTTTCACTGACGTGGAAAGATTTCAAATTCAAAAACTTTCCCGCGCAACAAGATCCGGCGTCACTTTTGAACATGCAGGAAGTACTTCAAGCGATCGAGAACCTCCGCGCTGACGTGTTGGCGACCCAACAGGGGCTAAAGGAGATGCGTTCCCTCATCGAGGACCGTCCGGTGACCCGGAAACGCAAAGAACCGTCACCGGATCAGCCGAGGTGCACGGGAACAACTGCAAAAGGCACGCAGTGCACGAACCGTCGCCTTCCGAACTGTGAGACGTGCAAGATGCACATGCCCGGGCGACAGATTGACAAGACGAACGTTTCGAAAAAGGAAAAGCAATCTCTTTCGAAGCCTTCGCAGCATTCCCACGCGGCAGGTTCGAGCACGAACGTACCCTGTGAGGAGTGTGACGCCCATGGAGACGTCTTAGATCCGGACTTGCCTGACATAGTTTTTTCTCCGTTGGATGAGAATGATATCAATGCCAAACTGATGTCTTTTCTCAACGACGCAAGTTCCACGGACTTTTAAACAGTACATGATGTAATAATACGACGGCGTTACCTACCTTCGCGACTGTCTCCACGAGTTTATCTAGTTCCATGTAACTAACACACAAACTTTTCACACCCACGGATCTTGTTCTTTCCTGAAAAAAGTGGCACGACAGGCTATGATAGCAGATGGAACTATGACTATTGATGTAATCACAGTCAAAACTATTACGAATCCAATCATAATCTAATATACAATATCATTACAATCCTCTTCGACGAAGGTTGTTCTGGAGTTCTTTCACGGTCTTGTTGCGCGTGCCGAACATGGTCTTGACCCTGACGTTGATACCGGCTTTTTTCGCCTTTGCTCTGAGGTTGGACAGTGGTGCGCTCTTCAACTTGGCGAGGCGTGATCGGGCGACGGAGGCACCGTTTTTTCCGTGGGCAGCCCTCTTAACTTGTTGAGAGCGGTACGATCCGGACTTTTGGGACTTATTCCTGGACTTGACGGCGGCGTTTCTTTTCCGGCGCAGTTCGTTGATGTTCATATATTACTTGAATACATTTTATTACTGGTCCACGTCTAGATCTTTGTGCCACCTACACAAGGTTTGGTAGTACTCGAGTTGTTCGTCGGTACTGAAACTGTAATGCTCCTGGAAAGCATTTGGATACTCTCGTTCAAAAGTTGTGATGAGATTCATTTTCATTTCTCTCACGGTTTCTTCGAGCATCTTTATGTGCTCTACGTGCCGGGTGCACTGTAGATCTCTTTGGGTACGGTATCTATTCTTGAGTTCTGCTTCTTCCTCCACGGCGACGGCGATCTTATATTTTTCGAGTTTGTCTTGAAGTTTTTTTGTAAACTCTTCCATGTCTTCATGTTCACTGTCGTCACCGGTGAAGTCTTCGACGGGACTACAGTCTTCGATCGTGGGATCTTCTTTTTCCATGGTCACGTGTGAGGGGGGTTAATAGGTCCACTCCGGGGTGGATGTACTGGAGAAATCCAATTGCATTCTAGTCTTACTTTTTTCCACAACTTTAGTTTCGAAGATGACAGCCTTATTTGCATCGAGAAATTTAACTTTCATATTTTGAGTTCTTTCTTGACAACAATCTTTTCTATTCGTGATAATAACTTCACTTTGAATAGTCATTGGAGAACCCAGATCAATTTCCATGTAACTTTTTCCATCACCGTGTGTGTGAGCAAAGTTTGAAAAGTTTCCGTCGGTGAGGTTGACTAAAGGTCCTGCAGAGTGAACACCCGGAGCGGCTGTAACACTCTTGCCCTTTGCTACATTGTTTCCGTTTTTGTCAATAATTTCCAACTCTGCTAGGTTGATGATGTTTGCCGGGTACGCCGCGGATGGTCTTTCTATTCTGACGTATCTCACGTTAGTGATTCCATTCTTTTCCACTGGGGTCGTAGAAGTTTCCGGTTCTTGGGTACTTTCCTGGGTACTTTCTTGGGTACTTTCTTCTTCACTCGCACGTGGAAAAATTGAGATACCACCGGCTATGGACGACGAACAGCAACACAAAACCATCAGAACGAAACCTGCAACTATTACAGACGACTTCATATATTACATGCAGCAGAAAAAAACACAGGCAAATGCTTAATTATCAAGACGATCTGGTATTAGAAAAAACTACTTGTTACGTTTGAAATAAATCATTCCGGAAGACAATTACAGGTCATGAAACCCCGTGAACCCCTCGACAGTCCGATTTTGCCTACCGGTGTCCGCTCGGACATCTGGAGCATTCCCACCCCGGTGAAAACCCTAAACCCCGACAAAAATACACAAATTTGTATATTTTTAGAGGTCGAGTCCTGCCCCGCACCCCATCCTCACTCACTCACTCGCGCATGGATGCCACCTCGACGACACTGGCAGTTGTGTAACGGACACCGTTCGTGTACTACATGTAAGAATGCTATTGAGAGCTGGAAGCAGAAGGCGCAACGCTCTTCTTGGAACGCCTCTCGTCTCAAGTACGCGCTTATGTGCTTGATCGAGGAGAATAACGAGATCGTCTACCAACTTGAAAACGGTGAAGAGGAGATCTACCCTATCACAGAAGGCATGGACGTCGAGCCAGGGAAGGATGATATTCTCAACTGGTCTTGTGGTATCTGCCACGAGAACCATGCGAAGGTTGGTGCTCGACGACCGGTCGTGTTTAACTGCACGCACAGTGTGTGTGCGAGTTGCTACTCAGAACCATCGTTTCTCGAACAGAGGAAGTGCCCATACTGCCGGGACGCTATTTTAAAGAAGGCGTTGTTGTTGGTGTTTAA